TTACGACTCGCATGGCTAAGTATCATTATGAGGAATGGGTAAAGAGGGGAATACATTTTGCCAACTATGCCTGTACTATATCTAGTAGGCTGTTTCGGTACGGTATTCAGATGGAACATGTACTTATGAATCCATTTGGTAACATAAAACGTAAGACAGTGAAGCAAAGAAAAACTGTGTGGACGAGGGAACAGGTAATGAAGTTTCTTGATGTTGCCTATGAAGAGTTTGAGTACAGGAATGTCGGGTTGATTATCCAGATGGCATACGAGTGGTGTCAGAGGATTGGAGACATGAGAATGTTAGAGTGGAGTAGTGTTAATTTAGACACATCTATTCTATCTCTTGAGCAGTCTAAACGGAGAGCACAAGTGTTCCTTCCTATCTCTGATGAACTTAAAACGATGCTAACACAGCAACAAAAGGATTTTGGCTTCCAACCCTACGTTGCACCACGACCACGCCCTGTAGGGGGAAAATACCACCCATACAGCCTAGAAAGAATGTCTAAGGCAGGTAGAGTTGTTATGAAACTTGCAGAATTACCTGACGAATTACGATTAATGGACTTACGTAGAACAGGTACAACTGAAATGGTAGAGTCGGGTGTTCCACTGCCACAAATTATGTCAGTTACAGGACATGCAAACCCACAGTCAGTGAAACCCTATTTAAAAAATACGTATACAAGTGCAAATAATGCCTTGACAACCAGAAATAAACATGTAAAATCCACTGTAAGTGTAAACATAGAAAGTGATATAACATGAGTAATATATATAACATTGTAAGTGATTTAGATTTATGTAATGGGGAAACTAAACGTATGGACTGTCCTGTATGTAAAGGTTACAAGACATTTACAGCTACAAATAATTTAGGTAGTTTAGTATGGAATTGTTATAGAGGTGATTGTTCTGTGTCTGGTAATACACGTGTTCATTTAAGTGGTGACGATATTCGTAAGTCACTTGCACCCCACGTACAACATCAGAAAAAAGACTTTGTACTACCAGAATATATTGTGAGTCACTCACCAGAAGTGTTACCCTTTCGTAAGAAGTATGATTTAGATGAGGACTTAGTTGAGTTATATTATGACGTAAAGGAACATAGAGTTGTCTTTCCAGTGGTGCATGACAGTTGCATAATTGACGCAGTTGGACGTTCTTTAGGAAAAAGATTACCGAAATGGAAAAGATATTGGAATAGTGACTTGCCATACACATATGGTTGTGGTAGTGTTGCTGTAGTTGTTGAGGACTGTGTGAGTGCTGCTGTTGTAGGTAGTGACGTATATGTCGGGGTGGCTGTGTTGGGTACTTCACTTTCTGAATCACACAAGAGGTACTTGTCGCAGTTCTCAACAGCAATAATAGCGTTAGACCCCGATGCACTACCAAAGACGCTACAGTTTGCAAAAGAGTTACGTGGTTACGTAGATAGTGTAAGAGTAATAAAACTAATTGACGATTTAAAATACAGAAACCCGACTGACTTAGAAAACTTAGACCAACATAGGAGATTAAATTATGGAATTAGGACTAATTAGAAGCTTAATGGACAAAAAGTTTTACGATGAACATCGTGGAGCTAGATGCCCAGACAGATTGTTTAGTAAAGATGTACGTAAGATTAAACAGTCTATAGATAAAGCCATGCAACAATATGAACGCAGTGTTACACCAGACGAGATAGAAGCTCTGTTTATGTCTGGTAATCCCACAATGACCACAGCACAGAAGGGTGCTTACAGTAATCTGTTTCAACAGGTCAAAAGGGAACAGGCTATGGGCAGTGACATTGCACAGGACGTACTGTCTAAACTGTTTCAGCAGGTCATTGGCGAGGACATTGCCAACATTGGATTTGACTACGTGAATGGTACACAGAATAATCTTGAGCCACTACGTAATATCATTGAGAGTTATGGAGATGACTTTACACCGAATCTTAACATTGAGTGGGATGATATTGACATTGAAACACTGCTCAGTAAGAATGACTTGGAGTCACAGTGGACATTCAATATACCCACACTCTGTCGTAGAGTTGAGGGAGTGAACGCAGGACACCTGATTGAGATTGGTGCGAGACCTAACACAGGTAAAACATCTTTTCATGCCAGTATTATTGCAGGTCCAAATGGTTTTGCACGACAGGGTGCAAGTTGCATTGTTCTATGTAATGAAGAGGGTGCTCACAGAGTTGGTGCACGATACCTGACTGCTGCAAGTGGTATGACTATGCACGAAGTCAAAGCTGATCCAAAGAAAGCACACACTCTTTATGAACCCGTAAAGAAGAACATCAAACTGCGTGACGCTACAGGTAAAGACATGGCATGGGTAGAGAGTGTGTGTAAGACGTACAAGCCTGACATTGTGGTGCTTGACATGGGTGACAAGTTTGCACGTACAGGTGGGTTCGCAAGACAGGACGAAGCTCTGAAAGCTAACGCTGTGTATGCTCGTATGATTGCTAAACAACATGGGTGTGCTATATTTTATATGTCACAGTTAAGTGCAGAAGCAGAGGGTAAGACTACCAGTGTTAATCAGAGTATGATGGAAGGATCTCGTACAGGTAAAGCTGCTGAAGCTGACCTGATGATATTGATTGCGAAGGACACTGTTACTGAAGGACAGGAAGAAGAAGGCACTGCACGATACTTAAATTGTGTTAAAAATAAATTGACAGGATGGCATGGACATGTTATGTGTAATCTTGATTATAGAACAGCGAGGTATGAAGTATGACACATAATTGTACTCTTTGTAATGTGGAGTTGACAGACGATAATTGGTATAGTTCTTGGAGAAGTAGTGGCAGAACACATTGTAAAAATTGTTTAAAACCTGCTTCAAAAGATACAATTTATAAAAATCAAGTTAAACATAACCCAAGAAGAATGTACGTTAATGGTAAGTATGTACCAACAACACACCCTTTATATAAACCTGGGAACTATAAATCTTTTAACGATGCAGCTTTCTCCAGTTTTGAAAGGTATAAAAAATCAAAAGATGGGTACGTCTATGCAATTACTAACCCTGCATGGGAAGGGTGGGTTAAGATTGGTATGGCAGTTGACGCAGACGATAGATGCAAGTCGTATCAAACTTCTAGTCCACTTAGAGATTACAAGCTAGAACATTGCACTTACTTTGAAGACAGACGTAAAGCAGAACAACAAGCCCATGAAAAGGCAGAAGAGATAGCTGACGAGTGTGGTTCAGAGTGGTTTAAGTTGCCTGTAGAAAAAGCAATAGAAATAATAGGAGATGTAAAATGAAGGCACAACTAATTAATTACATGGGTAATGATCTCACTGTGGTAAATGCTGCACGTGTTAGTTTCAATGTAAACAAAAAGACATTTATAGATACAGATGCCAAGCTCATTAAGTATCTAGCCAAGCATAAACATATGTCACCCTTTGGTCATTGCTTTGCTTCATTCAAAGTGCAAGCACCTATCTTTGTGGCACGACAGCTAGTCAAGCATAAGTTCTTACGTTGGAATGAGATCAGCAGACGTTACGTAGATACTAAGCCTAACTGGTATAGACCTAGCATTAGTGATCCCGATACAGCTATTTGGAGATCACAGACTAAGGACAAGAAGCAGGGTAGTGGCGATGTCATACAGGACGAGAACACACAGAGCAAGGCTACCTTTTATTTAAGTGAGGTTATAGCTGAATCTATGGACTCATACAGTAAGCTACTGAAGATGGGTGTATGTGAAGAACAGGCACGTATGGTGTTGCCTTTATGTCACATGACTGAATGGTTCTGGTCTGGTAGTCTTGACGCATTTGCAGATATGTGTATATTAAGATGTGCAGGTGACGCACAAGTAGAAACAAAGATGGTGGCTGACCAGATCAGTGACCACATGGAAAAATTATTTCCTGTATCATGGAAGGAACTAACAAATGAAATTAACTCTTGATGTAGAAAACACTGTAACACACAGGAATGGTAAATTACATCTTGACCCATTTGAACCTGACAATAGTTTGACATTGGTAGGTATGCTCTGTGAGTCAGGCAAAGAAACTATAGTTACCTTTGACCATTCAGAGATGCAACCGACTGTATCGGGCAATACTATTGTACAGAAAATGCTAGATGCAGCAACGCTATTGATTATGCACAATGCACCACACGACTTGATGTGGTTGTGGGAGTCAGGTTTTACGTATGACGGTGCTGTATTTGACACTATGCTTAATGCCTATGTCGTACAGCGTGGACAGAAACAACCTTTGTCTCTTGAAGCCTGTGCTGAACGCTATCAGTTAGACACAAAGAAACAAGATACACTTAAAGAGTATTTTAAAAAGGGCTATAGTACAAGAGATATACCTTTTGATGAACTTGCTATGTATCTTTCTGCTGACCTTCATGCTACACAGCAACTTGCAGACAGACTGATGGCACAATTAGAAACGGACGACAAGGAACTTGCAAGCACAGCTAAACTTACAGATGAAGTAGCTGTATGTTTGGCACGTATCTATCAGCGTGGGTTCTCTGTTGACAAGACTGTGCTTGATGAAGTACGTGTAGAGTTTGAGAAGGAAAGAAAGGAGCTTGTTACGAGTTTAGATAAACAGTGCAGAGAACTTATGGGTGACTTTCCTATTAATCTCAATAGCCCAGAACAGTTATCTTGGGTCATCTACAGCCGTAAGCCACATGACAAATCTATGTGGGCTAATCTTTTTGACCAGTATATGAACCCTACAGATTATAAGAGTACAGTGCGACAAAACTCTACCGTTATATATAAGAAGAAAGCAAAGCAGTGTGCTTCTTGCTATGGCAACGGTCAGGTAAGAAAGACAAAGAAGGACGGTAAGCCATTTGCTAAACCTAGCAAGTGCTCTGATTGCTACGGTGTAGGATATATCTTTACTGACGTTCCTAATAGTGCAGCAGGGTTAAAGTTTAATGCACCTAATTCTAAGTGGGTTAGTGCTAACGGTTTTAGTACAAGTAAGGGTAACATAGAACTCTTAGAAAGCATGGCTAAATCACGTAACATGCCACATGCTGTGACATTCTTGCGTAATGTACGTAGACTGTCTGCTGTGGATACCTATTTGTCAAGTTTTATTGAGGGTATATCTAACTATACAAAGACGGACGGTAAGTTACATGTCAGACTACTACAGCATCGTACCAGTACAGGACGGTTTAGTGGTGCTGATCCTAACATGCAGAACATGCCCAGAGGTGGTACATTCCCTGTGAAGAAGGTTTTTGTGTCACGTTGGAAGGGTGGACAGATTATGGAAGCGGACTTTGCACAGTTAGAGTTTAGAGTTGCTGCCTTCTTAGGACAGGACAAGATAGCCATGAAGGAAGTGTCCACAGGCTTTGATGTACATGCCTACACAGCTAAAGTGATTACGGAAGGTGGTCAGCCTACGTCCAGACAGGAAGCCAAGGCACACACATTTGCTCCCCTGTACGGTGCGAGTGGGTACGGTAGGACACCTGCTGAAGCTAAGTACTATGAACAGTTTACTAAGAAGTATAGTGGTATAGCGGAATGGCATGGTAGGCTTGCTACAGAGGCACTCAAGACAGGTAAAATATGTACACCGTCAGGTAGAGAGTTTGCATTTCCTGATGTAATGAGAAGACGGAATGGCACAGTGTCGCACTTTACTCAAATAAAAAACTATCCTGTGCAGTCGTTTGCTACGGCAGACATCGTGCCTATATCTTTACTGCACATAGATAAGTTATTGAAAGGTTTAAACAGTTGCATAGTAAATACAGTACATGATTCTATAGTTGTAGATGTACACCCAGATGAGGTTAGTCAAGTGATTGATATAATTAATCAAACAAATGACGCACTCAAAAATCTTATTGATAATCAATGGGATATAGACTTTAACGTACCCCTAATGTTAGAGGCAAAAATAGGTAATAATTGGCTTGACACTAAAGATGTTATATGATATAACTATAAATCTGATTTT